GGCGGGTCGATCCATTCGTGGTTCGGCTACGACCAGTTCACGACCCCTGCGGGCGAGTGGGAGCTGGGCGAGGACGTGTCCTTCTGCCTGCGTGCCCGTGACGCCGGCTGGACCGTGCACGTGGACACGACCATGCACGTGGGGCACCACAAGGGGCCGAAGGTGTGGTGGCCCGAGGACGCACGCAAGCAGCCGGTGCCGCCCGACTACTTCATGGGCGACGGCAGCGCCAAGCGGGACACGGCAGGGTGATCCAGTTCCGGCCCGGTCCTGACGCCGGGCGGTACCTGCTGGCGGCCGAGGGCAAGCGGGTGGCGTTTCCGTTCAATCTGCGATGGCTCCTGCCCGCAGTGTGCGGCACCGATGTTGCGGCATGGTGGGTGGTGTGGGGTCTGTCTTGGCCGGTGCTCGCCGGTTCGCTGGTGCTGTGGGCGCGTGGGTTGGGCGCATCGTGGCCGGTGGCGCTGGCCACGGCGGTGCTCGTGGTGGCACTGCCGGGGGTCCTGCAGCCCCAGTCGACCTGGCCGGTCGGGGTCGACCTGCCGGCGATGGCCATGTCGGCGGTCTCGGCCGCCTGTTTCGTGTGGGATCAGCCGGTGCTGGGGATCGTGTTCGCTGTATGGGCGGTCACGATCAAGGAACAGTCGCCCATCTGGATCGCCCTGTGGGCCTGGTCGTGGCTGCCGCTGGTCGTGCTGCCGCTCGCTGGCGTGGCCTACCTGCTGCGCCGTCCGGTCATCGACGCCATCACGGCCACGCCGCTGCTGCGCCGGGTCCACGATCATCCGGTCCGCTCAGCGTTCGAGCACCGCAGGCAGGCCGGTGGCTGGCGCAACTTCTGGCTCATGGCGGCACCGTGGTCGGTGGGCCTGGTCGCACTGCTCGAGCCGAGCTGGCAGCTGCTGGCGGCGCTCGCAGTCGGCTACGCAGCCCTGCTGGTGGCCACCGACACGGTCAGGGTCTACCAGCCGCCTGCAGCGCCTGTGGTGGCTCTGGTGGCCTGTGGCGTGATCCCTGAGCGCTGGCTGCCGCTGGCCCTGCTGCCTGCGGTATTCTGGTGGCGCAGCCCGGTGCTCGGATGAGGCTGTCGATCGTGATCCCGACGACCGGCCGGGAGACCCTGGAGCGGGCGATTGCATCCGCTGCGGCCTGTGCGGACGAAGTGATCGTGGTGGCCGACGGTGCGCCACACGTCGGGGCGACGGTGCACGTGGACGTGGGGGCACCCGGTCTGGCCCGCAACGCTGGCGTGGAGGCTGCCAGCTGCGAGTGGGTCGGGTTCCTAGACGACGACGACGTGCTGATCCCGGACGTGTACGGGGCCAACCTGATCCCGCACCCGGCGGTCGACATGGTCCTGCACCCGATGTGGCACCCGGAGCTGGGGCCGATCCCGAGGCCGGGCAGCGACCCGATCGTGCACGGCAACGTGGGTATCTCCTTCACGGTCAAGCGTAGACTGGCCCTACAGGAACCGATGCTGCCGGGGCCGCCACGCTGCGCCAGCATCGAGGACTACGAGTACGTCAGGCGGTTCGTGGACCGGAAACGCATCGTCGTGATGGCCCAGCAGATCGCCTACATCGTCAGACCGGAGCAGCACCGATGGCCACGAACGCATACCTGACGCTCGAGGAGCTGCGCAGCTACGTCGGGGTCTCCGGCGCTGTCGACACCGCCGACCTGGACGACGTGCTCACCGCTGCGTCCCGGATGGTCGACCGCTACTGCGGGCGGCACTTCTACCAGGCGACCGCCGAGGCCCGTGAGTTCGACGTGGACCCGGACGGCTACACCATCACGCTCGGGCCGTTCAATGACCTCGTGTCGCTGACGACGTTCGCCTACGACAACAACGACGACGGGACCTACGAGTCGACGATCACGGCGACCGGCTACCAGCTGATCGGACCCCAGCAGGGTCAGGCTCCGGCCACATGGCCCTACACGCAGGTCCGAGTGCTGTCGACGGTCGTCCTGCCCTACGCACCCACGGCACTCGGCAGGGTCGGCCTCGTGCGCCTGACGGGCACCTGGGGCTGGCCGGCGGTCCCGCCCGAGGTCAAGCAGGCGACACGCATCCTCGCCGCCGAGCTCTACAAGCTGGCCGACGCCCCGATGGGCGTGGCGGGCTTCGGGGAGTTCGGGGTCGTGCGCCTGGGCCGCCAGCTGCCCGCTCGTGCCCAGCAGCTCCTGCAGCCGTTCCGGCATCCGCTGAACGTCGGGCTGGCGTGATGCCTGCGAGCCTGCACGACCTCCGCACCGGCGTGGCCCGCACCCTGCAGGACGCCCTGCCCGGCTGGAACGTCTACCAGCTGCCACCCGACAACATCGACCCGCCCGCCATTGCCATCGGTGGGTTCAATGTGGACACCGGGACGTTCGGCGATCAGTCCCTGCGGGTCGCTGCCGAGGTGCAGTTCATGGTGTCCCGCCGCCACGTCGACCAGGTCGAGGTGCTCGACGAGCTGCTGTCACCGTCGGGCACGCAGTCCATCTGGCAGATCTTCGGGGACGACCCGACGCTCGACGGTCTCGTGGGTTTCTGCAGCGTCCAGCAGGCGGGTGACTACCGGGAGCTGGTCGTGGCTGAGATCGGCTACTACGCAGCCTCGGCGACCCTGTCGGTGATGCTCTAGTGGGTACGTCGGTCAACACCGCCCAGCTCGTCGCCAAGATCGAGAACTACGCATTCGGCCTTGGCAACGCCAACCGCAAGGCGGTGACCGAGGCGGCCAAGGTCTACAAGGAAGGCGTCATCAAGGCTGCCAAGCAGGACGTGGGCCAGGACCAGCGGATCAGTCGCTGGCGTTGGAACTGGCGCACGCAGACCTACAAGCCGCTCAAGGTGTCGGCGGGCTACGACGTGCGTGGCTACACGAACGCCGTGGCGCTGTTGAAGGCCCGACCGATGGGGCCGTGGCGGGTGCTCGAGTCTGGCGCACGTCCGCACTTCATCCGGCCGAAGATCGCTCGAGGCAAGGGCTACATCAAGCGTGGTGCCCGTGCGACCAAGACCGTGGCTGGTAGCCAACGTCTGACCCGGCCGATCGCCCTCGCCCTGCCCGACGGCAGCGCTCGCTTCGGGGTCATGCACCCCGGTACCCCGGCCAAGCGAACGTGGTCACGGGGCATCAATGCGGCGACACCCGGAGCGATGCGGACGTTCCGGGCTGTGCACGCAAGATCGTTGGCCGAGACGTTCCTGTGAGGGCGCTGGTCGTCAATCCCGGCCCGAACTTCAGCGTGGCCGACGTGGCACGGGGCTGGGCCAAGGGGCTGGCCGAGCTGGGCGTGGACGTGCGGACGTTCGAGCTGGACAAGCTGCTGGACTACTTCAGCTACGCCTACACCGACCGGGACGGTCAGATCGTGAAGGCGCACGAGGAGCAGGAAGCGATCCAGCTGGCCGCCGGCCAGATCAAGGCGGCGTGCTACGACTGGTGGCCGGACATCGTGCTGGTCGTCTCCGGGTTCTTCATGTACCCGCAGCTCGTCGAGATCATGCGTGCCCGGCACCGGCACGTGGTACTGCTGTGCACTGAGTCGCCCTACGAGGACGAGACGCAGCTGGCCAAGGCTGCGTGGTACGACGCCGTCGTGGTGAACGACCCGACGAACCTGGACGCCTTCAGCGAGGCATGTGACGGCCCGGCGCTGTACGCACCGCACGCCTACGACCCGCAGGTCCACTACCGGGCACCGGCCCCGCACCATGCGGACGTGTCGTGGATCGGGACGTGCTACCCGAGCCGGGCCCGGTTCCTCGAGCAGGTCGACTGGACGGGCCTGGACGTGAGCTTCGGCGGCAACTTCAAGGACGCACCCGAGTGCCTGCTGCAGTTCGTCGGCCATGACCCCGAGGACTGCGTTGACAACGACGTGACCGCCGAGGTCTACCGGGGCAGTCTGGCGAGCTTCAACATCTACAGAACCGAGACGAACGGCCAGCTGTCCGACACGGCCGACGGGTGGGCGATGGGGCCACGTGAGGTGGAGATGGCCCGCTGTGGGCTGTGGTTCGCACGCCAGTCCCGGCCCGAGTCGGACGAGGTGTTCCCGATGCTGCCGACGTTCAGCAACCCGCAGGAGCTGGGCGAACAGCTGCGATGGGCCATCGCCAACCCAGACAGGCGTATGATGGCAGTGGAGCGAGCCTGGGCTGCTGTCGAGGATCGCACTTTCCCGAACAATGTCCGGCAGCTACTACAGGCAATCGGACTCTGAGCCAGGAGCAGACCATTGGCCGCACCCATTTCGGGCAGGAACGGAAGGCTGTATGTCGACACGAGCGCAGCGGCCAACGGTTCGGCCCAGCCGATCGTGAACCTGTCGTCGTTCAGCGTCAACCAGACCGCCGACCGCACCGAGGTCACGTCCTTCGGCGACACGACCAAGGCATACGTGGCCGGTCTCAAGGACGCCCAGGGCGACTTCTCGGGCTTCTGGGACGCCGACGGCACCCTGACCCGGTACGTGGCCGACTCCAACCCGCGCAAGTTTTACCTGTACCCGCAGGCCGGGTCGGCGCACGTCGGGACCTACTGGTTCGGGACCGCCACCTTCGACCTCACCACGACCCTCACGGTCGGCGGTGCGGCCGAGTCGTCGGGCAGCTGGGCGGCGTCCACGTCCGTCGGCTACGTCCAGGCCTGATAGGTGGGGTCGTTCGCCGTCAACACTCCGAAGGGGCAGGTCCGGCTCATGGACCTGCCACTGGACAAGTTCGCAACGATCGAGGCCGAGACCGGACAGCGGTGGGTCGAGGTCATCGTTGCGCCGGCGGCATCGGCCCAGGGGGCGCTCACGGTGTACCGCATCGCCTGCGAGCACGCAGGTGCGGTCCCGGAGGAGCTGACACCACAGCGACTGATCGGCGACCCGCCGATCTTCGAGATGGTCGACGACGACCTGCCCGAGGTGTACGAGGGCGGCGTCCCAAAATCGGAGGGCGACCCGGAGACGACTGGGTAGTCGTCATGGCCAAGCGGTTCAACTGGCCGCCGGACGTGACCCGTCGCCAGACACTGCGAGACCTACGGCTACTGAACGACAGCGGGACATGAGATGGCACTCCTCGAGCGACTGCAGATCCTGGTCGACGGCAACGCCCAGGGTGCCATCCGTGAGTTCCAGAAGGTCGGCGCTGCTGCTGACCGGGAGCTGGGTCGTACCGAGGACAAGCTGAACAAGATCAGCGCCAGCCTCACCAGTTTCGGGACTGGTCTGATCGCTGGCGGCGCAGTCGCCATCGCCGGTCTCAAGACGCTGGCCGACTCGGCAAGTGCCTACGGCGAGCAGGTGTCTGCCGCCACGGTGACGTTCGGCGAGCAGGGCGCAGCCCAGCTCGAGAAGTTCGCCGAGGCGGCAGCCGACACGGCCAACATCTCCAAGACCGAGGCGACCAAGGCGGCCAACGGGTTCGCCACGTTCGCTCGACAGGCCGGTCTGAGTGGCACGGCGGCGGTCAAGTTCTCGACCGACCTCGTGCAGCTGGCCGGCGACATCTCGTCCTTCCGGGACATCTCGGTGGCCGACGCCTTGGCGGCTCTGCAGTCCGGTCTCGCAGGCGAGGGCGAGCCGATCCGGCGTCTCGGCGGTGACATCTCCGATGTAGCGCTGAAGGCCGAGTACCTGGCCCTGACCGGCGAGGAGGTGACCGGCAGCCTGACGGCCCAGCAGAAGATCGTCGCCATCAACAGCAAGCTGTTCAAGGACTTCGAGCTGGCCCAAGGCGACGTGATCCGCACACAGGACAGCCTCGCCAATCAGACCCGGAACGCCCAGGCCAACTTCGAGAACCTGAAGACCGAGCTGGGCGAGAAGTTGACGCCTGTGTTCGCCACGGTCGTCGGTGGCATCAACGACATCATCACGAAGTTCAGCGAGCTGCCCGAGGGCTTGAAGGGTCCGCTGGCTGCGCTCGGCGGCATCGGTGCGTTCGGGGCCGTCGCCGTCGGTGCGCTGTCACTCGTCGCCGGTCAGGCGCTCAAGTTCCGGGACGCCTTCACGACGACGACCACGACGGTCGTGGACGGGGTCGAGACGCAGCGCCGATCGCTGACCAAGCTCGGCAACGCTGCGATCGTCGTCGGCAAGATCGGCACAGCACTCGCCATTTCGGAAGGCATCTTCCAAGCCTTGAATGCTGGCAGCAATGCCAGCGGTGACCTTGAGGATGCGCTCAACCGAACACTCGTCAGCGCTCAGCAGACTGGTCCGGGCGTGCTGGACGCCTTCTCGGGTCTTGTCAATGCCGAAGATCGTGTGCTGAGTCTGAGCAAGATTGTGACGGACAACGGCACACAGATTGAGCTCGGCAACAATCGACTCATCTCGAGCGTCGAGGACACGCAGGCGGCCTTCGACAAGCTGAAGGGTTCGGACCCGGCAGTAGCCAGTGCGACGCTGGATCAGTTGCAGATCGTCACCGACGGATTGGACCGCAACAGCGGTCAATGGAAGGCCAACCAGGAGTTCATCGACCGCAACCGGGAGTCGCTCGGATTGGCTGCTGGCGCAGCACAGGTCACAGGTGGCGAACTGGACAACCTCGAGACACAGCTGGCGCAGACTGACGTGCCGGCCCAGGAGCTGCTGTTCACGGTCGAGGGTCTGGCAGTCAAGACCGACGAGGCCAAGAACGCCTTCCAGGCGTACAGCGACGTGCTGAAGGCAAACACCGATCCCTTCTTCGCAGTCATCGACGCTGCCGGTGGGCTGGCCGATGCACAGGCCAAGGTGGCCGAGGCATACATCGCCCTGTTCACCGATGGTGCGACAGCACAGGAGTTCGTCGACCTAGCCGACGCACAGCGTGACGCGGTCGGCGCTGCGGTCGGGCTGGAGTCGACGATCGCTGCCCTGCGTGGCGAGGTCGAGGCCGGGAACATCGAGTACGGCACGGCAATCGAGACGCTGGACGTGCTGGCCGAGAAGTACCCGCAGCTGGCCCCGTCAATCGGTCAGGTCAAGGACGAGTTCTTCTTCGCCGCATTGGCCGCACAGGGTCTCAAGGACACTGCCCCGATTGATCTCTCAATCACTGCCAATGTTCAGCCCGTTCTTGACGGACTGAGTCGTCTGTCTGGCGGCCTGTTCGCAGTGAAGTCGCAGGCCGACATCGCAGCGGACGCAGTGATCAATCTGTTCGGTGGCGTGTTCGCTGGCAAGGCTGGACAGAAGCAGCAGGTGCCGATGCCGAACCTGCCGCCTGCGTTCTTCATCCCGCCGCAGTTCCGACGTGCCGAGGGCGGGCCGGTTGCAGCCAACCAGTCCTACCTCGTCGGCGAGGAAGGTCCTGAGATCTTCAAGCCCAAGACCTCGGGCACGATCATCCCCAACAATCAGCTGCCGACCGGCGAGGTCAACCAGACCTTCAACATCACGTCGCCCGATCCGATCCTGACCGCTGCCGAGGTCGTGCGACGGCAGCGTGACGCCGAGTTCCTGGCGGGTGTGTGATGCCGGGCTTCGACTGGAACACTGCGGCCGGCGGCCTGACGATCGGTGGGATCAGCCTGACGACGACGTGGTGCAAGGTGCTCAACCTCGTCGAGCTGTGGCTACCTGCGGACCAGCGTGGCGGTGACCGCGTCGTGCCCGGTGCGTCGGGTGTGCTGGCCCAGCAGCGGCGGGACACGGTGACGAGGCGCAGCGTGCGGATCATCATCGCCGGGGACATCACCTACACCGGGGCGACGACCGGCGACGCCTTCGAGCGGCTGCAGATCAACGTCGACTACCTGCGCACCAACATCGTGGCCCCGACCGGCACGACGGATGGCACCAGGTCGGCGGTGCTGACGATGCCGGACGGGACGAGCCGGACCGAGCCGGTGCATGTCACTGGCATGGAGGTCGGCCGCTACGCTGAGGACGGCCGGTGGATGCTGGCCACGCTCGAGCTCAGCATCCCTAGCGGAAGGATTCAGTGACATGGCGAACGCCGTCTACCCGCTGGCCAAGAAGGCCCTGCTCGATGCTGACATCGACCTGCTGACCGACACGATCAAGATCGTCCTGTGCGACTCGGGCTACACGTACAACACGGCCCACGACAACCTCGACGACATCACCGCCGGGGCGCGTGTGGCGACCAGCTCGGCGCTGGCCAGCAAGACGACCACCGGCGGTGCGTTCGATGCGGCCGACGTGACGTTCACGGCGCTGACCGGCGACACGGTCACGTCGTGGGTCCTGTTCAAGGACAGCGGCACTGAGTCGACCAGCAAGCTGATTGCGTACTTCGACACGGTGAGCGGTGGCGGTGCGTTCAGCTTCACGCCTTCGGGTGGCGACCTGACTCTGAGCTTCGGAGCCAGCGGGATCTTCACGATCTGAGCCTGTCGTGCCCACCAGCAGCTTCGACACGCTCGCCGGCGGCGGTGGTCCTGTCGCCTTCACGACTACGATCGGGGCGACCACACGCACGTTCGACACCCTGTCGTCGGTCGCCCAGGCGCAAGGGTTCACGACCTCGGTGCCGAGTGCGACGTTCACACCGGCCAAGATGCTCGTCGAGGCGTGGTCGGCCGACAACGGCACCTACCTTGGGGACCTGGACGAGGCGTACGACCGGAGCTTTCAGGACGAGCTGTCGGGGCTGGGCCGGGGCAGCGTGTCGGTCCTGTCGTCGTCGGACAATGCGTCGCTCAATCCGGGTGTGCTGCGCTTCAAGATCGCCACGCCGCAGCAGCTGGCGTCGACCGGTGGCGTGTATGCGTTCGCATCTCGGGTGGAGCAGAAGCGCTGGCGGTACGGGCCTGACGAGGAGTCGTCGCGTGGCTTCACTCTGACCGGCCGGGGTCTCGTCTCGGCCTGGGAGGATGCGGTCGTGTTCCCTTACGGCGGTACCGGCGCTCGGCCGAGCTCGGACAGTCGGGCGTTCGGGTGGTTCTCGCCTGAACTGTCGACGACCGGCTGGCAGTCGGCGGTCGTGGGTGTCTCGGGTCTCGCACCGAACACTCGGACGGTGCCGCCGCTGCCGGACCCTTGGTTCCCGCCGAAGGGTTGGACCTCGGTCCTGACCGGCACCGACTGGATCTGGAGCCGGGCGACGAACAGCGGCAACCCTGAGGGTGCGTCACTGTTCCGCACGACGTTCAGTCTGGGCAGCGCCGGTCGGGTGGCGATCTTCTACACGGCGTCCTCGAGGTGCCGGGTCTGGGTCGACGGTGTGCTGGTCACGCCGGGCTGGACCTCGGAACCCAATGAGGAGTCGTTCATCTACGCGCATCGGGCGACGCCGTACCTGTCCTCGGGTACGCACTACATCGCTGTGGAGGCCGAGTCCCGAGCGTGGACGCCGACCCTGCCGGGCGTGTCACGAGGCATCCTGCAGGTTGCGGTGCATTCCGGTGGCGGTGCCGGTGCGGTCTACTCGTCGGGCAACCTGCTGGTCGGCACGAGTTCGTCGTGGAAGTGTCTCGACTACCCGACGGTGTATCCGGCACCGACGCCGGGCCGCATCCTGCGGGCCTTGCTCGAGGAGGCGCAGGCACGTGGTGCGCTCACCAGCTGGGCGCTCGGCTGCACGGACACGGTCGATTCAGCCGGCCAGCCGTGGCCGAACGACCAGGCGCACGTGTTCCGCGTCGGCCAGACCTACGCCGACGTGCTGCGCCAGATGGCCGACACGTCCATCGAGTTCGCTGCACGTCCGGCCGGGTTGGTCCTCGACGTGTGGCGGCGGGACACGATCACGCAGCCGAACGCTGCGACGTTCACGATCGGGTCGAACCTCACCGAGCTCGAGGAGGATCAGCCCCGATGAGCACGATCAAGAACGCCATCCTGACTCGCTATCAGGGCGGCTACCGGACCGACACCGACGCCACGTCTGTCGCTGCCAATGGCAGGCGTGAGACGTTCCTGTCGCTGACCTCGACTGCGAACAGCGCAGCCACGTCCGCTGCGATCACCGAGTACCTCGACACGCTGGACTCGGGGATCACGACGGTGCGTGCCGGTCTGCTGCCGACCTCGGACGCCGAGACGCCGTATGCCGGACAGTGGGGACCTGGTGCGTCGGTGACGGTGCCACGCCTGTCCAACAGCCTGACCGGCGAGACGATGCAGGTGCGGTCGATCACGGTCACCGAGGACGACGCCACCGGCCAGCTGTCCTTCACGCCGGAGCTGGTGCGTGTGGCGTCCACCCGGTTCCAGCAGGCCGACGGCCAGCTGCGCCAGCTGAACGACGGGACGCTGAACGGCCGGTCGGCTGCGGCGACGATCGCCGGGGACCTGGACCCGGACGTGCGCGCCGGTCGGGTGCGCACCTTCGAGCAGGACTTCTCGCAGGACACGCTCGAGGTCTCGGACTCGGGCATCAAGTACCCGAGCGACTACGGCCGCCTGCAGTCTGCGTTCGTGACGCTCAAGACCGCCGGCACGACGGCGACGACGTGCGTGGTGAAGATCGCCGGGTTCCCGGTGGAGTTCAGCCAGTCGGGCGGGTCGTCGTCGACCACGATCACGATCCCGGCCGGGCGTGATGCGGTGTTCGGCATGACGATCGCCCAGGTCGACGTGACGCCGCTCTACTCGATGCAGGTGTCGACGACTGCGGTCGGCACCGGTGCGGCCGGATTGGTCGTCACGCTGGTGTTCGGGGAGCGCTAGGCGTGGCGGCCTCAATGCCGACCGCTGGCGCAACGCCTGGAATGCCGACGCACGCCGCTGGCGACCTGCTGCTCTACATGGTGGGCGTCAACAAGCAGTCGTCGATCGTGCCGACCCTGACGCTCGACTCGTCCGACTGGACGCTGGCGCATTCCGAGAGTCTGAACGTGGCACCGACATACCTGTCCTCCGGTTCATTCGGTACCGACTTATCGTTCGCCACATTGGCGTGCTGGAAGTTCGCAGACTCCGCATCAGAGCCGGTGCCGACGATTACGAAGTCGACGACGGTCGACTACGAGGGCTCACAGGCCATCAGACTTACGGGCGTCACCGAGGTGACCAGTCCGACGAAGGCGACGACGACAGCACTACCGGTCAGCACCAGCGGCACCCGAACCGTGACTGTGACCGAACCGAGCGGCACGACAGCCGAGTCGGTGCGTGTCCAGTTCCGGTATCAAGGCGCGCAAGTGGGCGGTGGTTCGACGAACGGGCCGACATTCCTTGGTCCCACAGGTTCGACATGGCTTGGCGCGCAGAACAACGGCAACTTCGGTGCTGTGCAGGTGACCTTCGAGAACGGCACGACGAATCCGGTAGATGACCAGTTCTTCAATGTCTCATTCGTCTGCGTGACGGTCGTCAACTTCCTCGCCACGAAGGGCTGGGTCGTCGGATCGGTCGGCTGGTAGGCCACTAGTAGACTGACAGCGAGGCTCCCTATGGCGACCAACCTGACCTTCGACGACCGCGGCGCATACGTCACCTGGAACGTGCGGGAGAACTGCACCTGGTCTCGGGCGTTCACCGCCAAGGACTCGGCCGGGACGGCGATCAACATCACCGCCTACACGATCACCGCTGAGATCACCGCCGACGAGGCCACCGACACGGCCTCGAAGACCTTCACGTGCACCATCACGAACGGCGCAGCGGGACAGTTCAAGATCGTCGTGGCCGCAGCGGACGCCACGCTGGCGGTCGGCCGCTACTGGTGGAGTCTGCAGTGGAACGACGGCACCAGCGACGTGCCGCTCTGCAGCGGGCCATTCGTCGTCGGCAACTGGACGCTCTGACATGACAGTCGAGCTGACCAGCTCGGACGTGCGGGTCACGCTCGAGGGGACCGAAGCCGAATCGAACCTGACGGTCGTGCGTGCGCCGGTGACGGTCGAGGTCGTCAACGCCACGGCCGGCGGTGGCGGTGTGACCGACCACGGCGAACTGACCGGCCTGGCTGACGACGACCACAAGCAGTACCAGCGGGCCGACTCGGTGTTCACGACGACGAGTCCCTACGGGATCACCGACGAGTCGTTGCTGGTGACGACTGGCGCTGCGGTGACGTTGCCGGACGCCGAGGACAACGTCGGACGGTCGGTGTCGGTCGGTGTGAGCGTGGTCGACTGCACGATCAGCGCCGCCGGGACAGACACGATCCACGGTGCGGGCGCGTCGATCGTGGTCGCCAGCACGAACGGCATCACGTTTGTCTCGGTCAACATCGGCGGCACCTGGGGCTGGGCGATCACGAACCGGATCGGGTCCATGACCGACCTCCCCGACTGGTACGGCCTCGGGATCGCCGACGGGAACGCTGTCACGCTGCAATCCGGTGTCCCGACGTGGACGACTGGCACCCGCACCGGCTACGAGTTGCTGTCCGGCACGGGCTGGACCGCTGATGTTCCGGTCTACGTCCCGGTCAAGAACACCTCCGGCAGCACAATCGCCAAGGGCGCGCCGGTGTACGCCACCGGGACGGTCGGCGACACGTCCACGGTCGAGATCGCACCGGCCGACGCCGACGACTCGGCCAAGATGCCGGCGATCGGCCTCACCGAGTCCGAGCTGGACCCGAACGAGTTCGGGTATGTCGTGGTCGTCGGGACGCTCCGGGGTGTCGACACTCAAGGGCTGGCGATCAATGCTCCGCTGTACGTCTCGACGACGGCGGGCCAGTTGACGATCACAAAGCCAACCGGCACGTCGGAGCTGATCCAGAACATCGGCCGGGTGATCCGGGCAAACCAGAACTCCGGCGAGATCCTCGTCCTGGGACCGGGCCGCACGAACGACGTGCCCAACGCGATCGACGCCGGGAAGCTCACCAGCGGAACGGTCGCCACCGCCCGCCTCGGGAGCGGCACGGCCGATGGCACGACGTTCCTGCGTGGCGATCAGACGTGGGCAAGTCCGCCGGAGGGCTGGACGATCATCGCCGACGACCTGCTGGCGTCGAACACGGCGTCGGTGTCGTACAACGTGACGGGCTACGACCAACTCCACGTCATCTTCTCAGGGAACACGATTCGGAACGGCACGATCGACACTCTGCTGATGACGGTGAACGGGGACTCGTCGTCGGTCTACTCCACGAACGCGGCGGCGCTGACGACATCTTGGTCCGCCGCTGTGATTCCGGGGCAGTTGACCAACGCCGACCGGCACCAGCACGTCGACATCCGGCTATCGCTCACCGACGGCTACACGAAGGCCGGATACGTTCTGCGTACGAGTCTGCAGTCCAACTTTTCGGTCGGAGCCAACCCGACGTTCACCGGCCTGTTCTCTACGCTGACGGGGGCGGTCACGTCGATCGAACTGGCCGGGAACCTTGGGAGCCTCGCTGCCGGGTCGCGCATCCGGGTGCTCGGACTGGAGGCGTGATGGAACGCAACGACCACGACGGACGGTGGGTGTCGGAGGACGGCGTCGCCTGGAGGCTCGTCGAGCCCTCGGAAGCGTTCCTGCAGCGTCGGGCCGACGCCGAGGCAGCAGAACCGCCGTTCCCGCCGCTGGACGCCACCGGGGCGCTCGCCACGCTCCTCGTCGTCGAGGGTGTGCTGGACATCGACGACGCCGCGCACAGTGTCGGCACGACCGGCGAGCATCTCGTCCACGAGGCGACCGCCTGGGGGGTCGGGTGACATGGACTACGTCGTCCCAGTCCTCGTGGCAGCGATCGCAGCGGCGGCATCTGTGTCAGCGGCCTGGATCAGCTCACGCACCCGACGAGAGAACGCCAGCCAGCACGGCGAGTCGCAGCGTCTGCTGGTGAACCTGGCCGACAAGGTCGACGGCCACGGCCGGAAGGTCGACCAGCTCGGCGATCGGATCGAGTCGGTCGCGAGCCGCGTCGACCACGCCCACAGTCGACTCGACAACCACAAGCCACGGAGGTGGTTCAGGTGAGCAAGTTCCAGCGTGACCTGATCGAGCGTGTCCTCAGGACGATGGTACAGGCGGCGATCGCCGTGGCCGTCGTCCACCTGTCCGATCCGAACTTCAGCATCGACAGCCTGCAGGGTGTCGCCGTGGCCGCAGTCGCAGCGGCTCTATCGGCCGGGATGGCGCTGATCGGCAAGACGGTCGGCGACCCGGACAACGCCAGCTGGCGGGAGGACTGACGTGGCCACGGCGGCGGACGTGGTCCGCATCGCCTCGGCCGAGGTCGGCTACACCGAGGGCCGGAACAACTGGAACAAGTACGCGCCCGAGGTCGGTCACGCGAACAACCAAGCCTGGTGCGGGACATTCACCGACTGGGTGCTGAAGAAGGCGGGCCAGACCGGTGAACCCTCGAGCATCTGGACGCCATCCGGGCTGCAGGCGTATCGCAAGGCCGGACGCGCCATCGACCGCAATGGTCCGGCGCAGGCAGGCGACTTGGTCTACTTCGACTGGCAGGGTGGGACCAGCAGCCAAGGCGTCGACCACGTCGGCATTGTCACCGGCGTCCGGCGGGATGGCCAGGTCGAGACCATCGAGGGCAACACGTCGCCGAGCAACGCCGGGTCGCAGTCCAACGGGGGAGGCGTGTACCGGCGGGTCCGGCCGAGGTCGGTGATCGCCGGCTTCGGTCGGCCTGCCTACTCGTCGGCACCGCCGCCACCGCCGATCAACCCTGACGAGGCCGCTGGGTTCCGACGCTACGCCGCAGCGATCAACATCCGGGACCTGTCCAAGGCCGGGACATTGCGGCAGGGCAGCCGTGGCGCTGGCGTGCTGGCACTGCAGCGCAGCCTAAACCTCGCCGCCGGGAAGGGGCTGGTGGAGGATGCCGACTTCGGACCGGCGACCGCCGCAGCGGTCAAGGACCTGCAGCGCCTGTTTCGGCTCGAGGTCGACGGCATCGTGGGACCGAGGACACGTGAGGCGCTGATCTTCCTGCTAGCACGCATTGAGCGAGGTGAAGCATGAGCAAGAAGCCGGCCGACCTTGCGGCGAGCCTCGATGCGTTCGCTGAGGAGATCAAGTCCGGTCGCACCACCGCTTGGTGGTACACGCTGCCCGAGGATCTGCGGCAGGTCATCACCGACTCACCGCACGCCACGCACACGATCGTGAAGTGGCTGCAGGCGAACGGCTACCCGGACGCCACCTACTCCAAGGTCGAGCACTACCGGCGCAGCAGCAAGCGGTGACGTGGACCTCGACGAGTTCGCCGAGGAGGCGGGGCGTAGTCTGCTGCGCCAGCAGAACGCGCGCCTGAAGGCCGACCTGAAGGCATCCCAGGCGGCGCTGGACGACGCGCTGGCGAGGATCTCACTGCTCGAGGGCATCGACCGCCTGGACCCGAAGCCGCCGAAGTGGCCGAACCCTCGCAAGCCGGGCCCGAGGCAGGCGGTGATCGTGGCCATGCTGAGTGACACGCACTTCGACGAGATCGTGCGCGCCGAGGACGTGGCCGGCGTCAACGCCTACGACCGGACGATCGCCACCCGCCGGCTGCAGTCATGGGCCGAGCAGCTGGTCCACGTCGCCGACTCGGGGCCGGATGCCGACCTGCAGGGTGTCATCGTCCTGTGGGGTGGCGACATGATGACCGGGCCGATCGACGTGATGCACCTGCAGGAAGCAGCGGACACGATGTTCGGCACGCTGCTCTACTGGTCCGAGCAGCTGGCCGCAGCCTTGACCCTGCTGGCCGACCACTACGGCAAGGTCCACGTGCCGGTCGTCGTCGGCAACCACGGCCGCATGGAGAAGGCCAAGCGGACGCACCTGAAGGTCCGCTCGAACCTCGACTGGCACCTGGCGGGCTTGGTCGCCCGGCTGACCGCCGACGACAAGCGGATCACGTGGCAGATCGACGAGGCCAGCGACGCTGAGTTCGAGGTCATGGGGCAGCGGCACCTACTGACCCACGGCGACCAGACCCGTGGCGGCGGCGGCATCGGTGGCATCTGGCCGCCGCTCATGCGGCTGCACGCACGCAAGCAGCAGCGACAGTCGGCGCTCGGTAGACCGTTCGCACACCTGTGGCTGGGCCACTGGCACCAGGCGACGTTCGGCCCGAGCTTCACCGTCAACGGGAGCCTCGTCGGCTACAGCGCCTTCAGCGCCGAATGCAACTTTCCGGTGGAGCCACCCCAGCAGGTCGTGGCGTTCGTCGACCGGGACCGGATCGCGTGGCGCACCACGATCGTGGTCTAGGCTGATCGGGCACGGCACCTCCAGGTGCAAGTCGACGCCCCGGCCTGCGGTTTCTCTCCTTCTGTACCGCAGGACCGGGGCGTTCGGCTGTCTAGGTGCTTGACACGCTGGCGTCTAGTCACTAGACAGTTCGTGTGGCCGGGAGTGCACCGGCCCTGACAGAAGGAGCCAGCGACATGGCGTCACACATCTACACGATGACCCCGGAAGCCTGCGGAGCGTTCGACGGCGACAGCCCGGCGGTGTACCTGTGGCACTACGACGAGCCGGTGCTGAACGGCGACGCCTACCAGCACGGCCCGATCAGCCCGGCCCAGGCACGCCAGTTGGCGATCGACTTGCTCGAGGCCGCACGCGAGGCCGAGGAGCTGGCCGAGACGGTGCAGGCATGAGCAACGCACGAGACCTCAAGCGGGCGTGTGACTGGATCACGGCCGCCACACAGGCACGGGACGACATCGTGGTCGACCTGTGGAAGGACGGTGCCAGCTACCGTGAGATCGCCGCTGCATCAGGCGGCAAGCTCTCGCACGGCACCGTGGCCAACATCATCACGAGAAGGAGCAGCTGATGACGACCATGATGTTCAACCGCACGCACCTGTGCGCAGACGATCAGACCGACGTGCGCCTGCGCGTCAACGACGGCAAGGTCTACCTGGAGTTCGGTGGCGACGAGCAGCACACGCTGACGATCAGCGCCACGCCAGAGCACATCGTCACCCTGCTGCTGAAGGCGGCGGCCAAGGTGATCGAGCACACCGAGGAGGTGTCGGCATGACGATCCTGTCCGCACTCGTCGAGGTCGCAGCGGTCACCGCGTTCCTGGTGATCGTCCTCGCTGCCAGCTACGTCCTCGCCCAGCGCACCGGACTCAACGCCCGGTGGGTTCGGCACACGCAGCCCGACCTCACGGTCCGTCGCCCGGCCGAGTCGCCGACCGAGCTGTACCTCCGCCGGCAGCGTGAGCAGGCGACCGCTTGGCAGGAGGTCGACCGATGAGCGACGAGATCGATGTCAACGCCATCGCCGAGCTGCTGGTCGAAGCCCGGCAACTGCTGGCCCGCATCTCCGACGACCTGGCCCCGGCGACCGGCAAGCCGGGCCGGGTGCCGACCGACGCCGTGGCCGACCTGCTCGACCTCGCCGACCAGGCGCAGCAGACCGCCGCCGACATCTACCAGCGCCTGCGGCACGTCGCACAGATCAAGGCCGAAGGCAACGGCGGCACCTTGATCTCGCCGACGGGGCTCGTCGGCTGGCGGGCCGTCCGACCGCAGGGCCGATACAGCCGAGGCGGGGTCGTCCGTATGACCGACGCCGAGCTCGAGGAGGTGTCCGATGAGCAGGGCTGAACACCCGGCGCAGCGTGGCCGCAGGCGGCTGCACGTGGTGCAGGACACGATGTCGGTGGAGGAATGGTGGATGGCCGAGCGGGCACAGGCCAGGCGCGACGAGGCAATGGCACGACTGCTGAACACGCTGTCGTGGTGCTGCGTCGGTCTGGCCTGTGCCGCAGTGGTCGGCATCCTCGTGACGAGCTACAGGAGTCTGTGATGGCCAAGAAGAAGGCTGACAACACCTTCCACTGGTCCCGAGAGGCCAGCAGGGTGCAGGTGCTGGGCGATGTCAACGTGCGCATCTTCGACCACAAGGGCTGCGCCTGGACGCTGAACGGCAAGCAGGTCAACGCTGCTGCCGACCTGCAGCGACTCCTGGCCATGATCGGCGACGAGGACGCCGAGTGTCGGGACCGCATCTACGACCAGCTGCCCGAGGACTGGCGGGAACGGGCCGACCGCACGATCGGCACCGACGACGACGAGGTGCTGGCATGAGGCGCATCATCGCTGCGATCGTCTTGGCCTGCACCGCCGTCGCCTGCACGCCCGAGGAGGTGGCCCTGTTCAAGTCGCTGCCAGCCGACCAGCAGCAGGCTGTGCTCGACGTGCTGTTCCCACCACAGGGGTGCGTGGACGCCATGAAGCGGGTGTGGCCGCAGTCGGAGTGGGCGTGGGCCGAGTCGATCATGTACCGGGAGTCCCGCCACACACCGACGGCCTACAACCGGTCTGGCGCGTCGGGCTGCTGGCAGATGATGCTGCCGCTCCACGCCAACCGCTTCCGGGCCGTCGGCTGCGACCCGAGCCAGTGGTCCGACCCGCTGTGCAACAGCAAGGCGGCGCTGCACCTGTTCCGTGAGGCGGGCCGTGCTCCTTGGAGGCTGTGATGCATCACGAGGACGGACCGATCATCGCCGGCATGGACGAGCTGTGGCGCAAGCTGGTCGAGGTCACCCGGCAACGTGACCAGCTGCTCGCAGCGATCGCCCTGCACAAGCTGGTGGTCAGTCAGGCCAGCCATGACGGCGACGCCCAGCACGACGCCGACATCCGGCTGTGGTCCGACGCCATCGGAGTGCTCGAGGAGGACCAGTGAGGGAGCACGGGACCTACACCTGCTATCGCTGGGGGCCGGAGCCCGGACAGGACTGGCACAGGGGTTGCCGCTGTGAGGCATGCCGACAGGCTGCGGCCACCTACAACAAGATCCTGGAGCGGCGGCGTCTCAAGGGCATCGAGACGCTGTTCGACAACACCGAGGCACGTGAACATCTGCGGTGGCTCAGCGGCAAGGGGGTGGGCCTGCGGACCGTTCAGGAGCGGTCAGGCATAGGCAGGACCACGCTGCAGAGCATCCTGAGCGGTCGTGCACGACGATCACGAGCCGAGACGATCGCTGCCATCCTCGCTGTCGGCACGCACGTTCGTGCACCGGGTGGACTCGTCGATGCCAGACCGACCTGGCAGCTGCTCGAGGACATGCTCCGCTATGGCTACACGCAGGGCTACTTGGCCAAGCGACTCGGTGCTACCTACCACAGGCCGGTCCTGCAGATCAGTCGGGACATGGTCTTGCAGTCGACCGCTGACGCAGTCGCCGAGCTGCACGCTGAGCTGGTCGGGACCGAGCGTGAGCGCCACCGGGTACGACGTGAGCGCCACCGGGTACGACAGGCCGAATACCGACGACGCAAGGCACAGGGGGCAGCATGAGCGGTGGTGCAGCAGCACGCATGAAGGGCATCCGGTGGGAGCGGGCCGTGGCGCAGTTCTACGGCACGCAGACCACCAGGTCGACTCGGCCCGGTGTGCACGACGACGCAGGCGACGTGGTCATGGAGAACGGCCTCCTGCTCGAGTGCAAGGACCACGGGTCGTGGCGGGTGCAGGAGTGGTTCAGCCAGATCGAACGCAAGGCCGGGCCTGACGAGCGGCCAGCGCTGATCCTGAAGCGCCGCCAGATGTCGACGGCCTACGGGCTGGTGGTCATGCGCCTGGGCGACCTGGACCTGCCGAACCTGTGACATGGCCGCACAGCCGCCACACGAATGGGCCGTCCACGTCGGTGCACAGGACAAGCCTGAGCGCATCGACGTATTGGACCTCATCGCCATGATCCGACAGGACTGGTGGTCGGAGGCGGCCTGTCGTGGGCAGTACGGCATCATGTTCCCGGACCGGCGCAAGGTCGGGGCGCAGAAGGCCATCGCCAAGGCGCTCGAGCTGTGCGCCGGCTGCAGCGTGCGTGCCGAGTGTGCAGCGGCCGGGCTGTCGGAGTCCTACGGCGTGTGGGGCGGGCACCTGCGGGAGCCGCACAGCCACAGGCGCATGACCGTGGGCCGCTGCCTGTCCGACGGGCAGTGGTGGACGACCGCCGAACTGGCGCTCACCACCGGCCGGTCCGAAGCGCACGTCCACGCACAGATGAAGAAGCTGGGCCACCACTGGCCCGTGGAGATGCGCCAAGACGACCAGGGCCGCATTGAGTACCGCCGGGAGCCGACGTGACCGGGGCCGAGCTTGAGCGACGCATCCGGCTCACCGGCATGACGTTCAGCCAGTTCGCCAAGCTGGTCCCGATCAGCGACTCAGCACTGTACGCATGGCGGCGGGAGATTCAGCGTCCCGGAGTCGCTGTCACAGCCCGTCTGCACACTGTCCTGGAGGCGCTCGAACGGGTACGACTCGCCGAGCTGCTCGCCATGTACCCACCACAGGAGGAGACCGAGAATGCCAGTCCACGATGACGAGCAGGCCGAATGGCTTGAGTGGCGCAAGGGTGGCATCACCGCCACCGAGGTGGCCGACGCCTACTGCGGCAGCTACGGCGGTGCCTACTCGGTGCTCGCCCGCAAGCTCGACCTGATTCCACCGCCCGAGCAGACCACGGCGATGGACCGCGGCCAGCGGTGGCAGGAGACGATCGCCGATGCGGTGCACGCACTCACCGGCTTGTACGTCGTCGGCGAGGAGACGTGGTGCGAGCACGTCGAGCAGCGTCGCTACCGGGCGACCGTCGACGGGTTCCTGGCCCCAGTCCCGGACTGTGGCATCGACGAGGTGACCGCAGTGCTGGAGATCAAGACCACCGGCGTCGGTGTGCGGCACAACCTTGACCGCACGACGATGCAGGTTCAGTGGCAGATGTATGTGACGGGTGTGCCACAGGCGGTCATCGCCATCGCCACGATCGACGACACCGACGACACGTGCACCGGCATCCGCATCGTCCGGTTGGACGCCGACGAGTTCGTCCAGGGCGAGTTGGCCGCACACGCCGACGTGCTGCTGGCCTACCTCGACGCCGGGGAACTGTGCGAACCGGAGTCAGCCGCAGCGCTCGACGACGTGAAGGTCGTCAACGCCGAGGCCGACCCGGACGCCGAGACCGTGGACGTGTCCGACCTGGTCGACGACATCGCCCGGCTGCACGAGCTCAAGGCTGCCGTCAAGGCCGTGACCGACGAGCAGAAGCTGCTCGAGGCCCGCATCCGGGACGCCATCGGCCACGCCACCACCGGCACCGCCGAGGGCTGGCGAGTGTCGATCTCACAGCCCGCAGCCACCCTGACCGCCGAGGCCGAACAGGCGATCATCGCCGAGCGGCCCGACCTCGCCAAGGCCGTCCTTGACCGGGACAAGGCCAAGGCCGAGGCACCCGAGCTCTACGAATCCCACCGCCAGCCGGTCGGGGCGCGTAGGTTGACCATCAAGCAGACAGAAGGAGACAACCGATGAGCAAGATCCTGACCACCCGTCAGGCCCAACCGCCTGCCGTCCAGCAGGCCAGTCACGACGTGGAGATGGCCAAGGCCACCGCCATCGCCAAGGCCGGCGACCTGCTGCCACGGACCTACCGGGCGAACCCCGGTGCGGTCCTGCTGGCGATGGACTGGGCCGACCGTGTCGGACTGTCCGTCATGGACGCCATCCACGGCGTCGCATGGGTCCAGGGCAAGCCGGTGATCGACGCCACGCTGCTGCGGGCACTCGCCATCCGGGCCGGGTACCGGGTGCTGGTCACCGACGCCAGCCGGGAGTCGGCCACTGCCAAGGTGATCCTCACCTCGACTGGCGAGACCCTCGGCACCGTGACCTACACGATGGACGACGCCCGGACCGCAGGTCTGGCCGGGAAGTCGAACTGGAAGTCCAACCCCGAGGACATGCTCGTGGCCAGGGCGACCAGCCGGGCGGTGCGGCGCTACTGCTCGGACGCCCTCGTCGGGGGCAGCCTCACCGAGGACGAGGCCGAGCAGCTCGACGTGGCCGAGGCCGACCCGGTGCAGGTGCTGCGGGCCGAGCCTGAGCCTGTGCTCGAGGACGACGTGGTCGACGCCGAGGTCGTCGAGGACACGCCAGAGCCGCCACAGGCCGCTCCTGAGCCGCCCAAGCGGCCGACGGCACCGACGGCCGCACCGAAGGCCGCAGACGACGACACGACGCTCCCAGCGCTGCGTGGCACCGCACGGGCCGCAGTCGACATCGCCAAGGGGCAGGGCATCTACAGCGAGGTCGCCGAGGCGCTCAAGGCCGCCGAGATCCCGCTGTCGTCACAGAAGTGGGACGTGGGCCAGTGCCAGCAGGTGCTCGCCATCGTGGCCGACATCGTCCCCGCCGACACCGAGACCGAGGAGGTCTGACATGGCAATGACCGCAGTCACCATCGTGGGGAACATCACCCGAGACCCCGACCTCAAGTTCACCGGCTCCGGGCTGGCCATGTGCACGTTCGGCCTGGCGGTGAACAACCGCAAGAAGGACGAGCGGGGCGAGTGGGTCGACGGCGACCCCAGCTTCTACGACGTGGTGTGCTGGCGACAGCTGGCCGAGAACGTCACCGAGTCGCTGCCCAAGGGGACCAGCGTGATCGTCGTCGGCAAGCTGCGGCAGCGGTCGTGGGAGGCCGACGACGGGACCAAGCGGTCCAAGGTCGAGGTGCAGGCCGACCACATCGGGCCGGCGCTCAACTGGGCCACCGCCGAGGTGTC